GATAGACATTTAATATACCCAAACAAAATTTAAATAAAGCTTTGTCTCACGGTATCATTGGGCTACAGTTTGGCGACGAACCTGGATGGAAAAATTGACACACGCGTCTATAGCCAAAGCCTCCAAAAATAAAAGAACTTCTCAGGTGTACTGTGAACACGAAAGGTCATGAATCCATCTGTGAGATGGTCGCTTTGACAAAGAAGTCTCACACTGTCATGGCTCGGTGCAACTTTTTCGGAAACACGGGGTAATTAAAATTTTTACATGTGGAACACACATCTAAAAAGTAAAACTCCGTCTCGGGGTTTCGATCCCCGTACTTTGAGGTTAACAGCCTCACACTCTTCCGATTGAGTTAAGACGGAATGGGTCCAGCCTAGGTGATTCGAACACCTGACCCGCGGAGAATTATTATCATACCACTACAATCCGCTGCTCTTCCAACTGAGCTAAGGCTGGATAGAGCTTCCACCCGGGTTCAAAATGATAGGCCACTACACTATATCAGTATCTGTCCTCTCTTCTTTAAGCTCATTTACATATTTAAATCGAAATAGAACTAATGAGAATAGACCAGCCGAAATATTTGTGATGGTCATGGGGATTATATTGTAATGCATGGAGTACACGAGCGCTAAAATACTCGCAACTAGATTTAGATTTAAAAACATATAATTTATGGCTTTCGCATCCTTATATTTGTACACGTGCACGATCTCGGGTACAAACATGAGACATATTAAAATAGAACTCACGAGCCCGGAAATATCTATGAGATTCATCTTACTTTTCAGTGTCACACAATCTTTAAACGATATACGGATACTTTTCACGCTCTTCTTTGTTTCGAAGTAACTGGACCAACGACAAAAAGGCAATCAGAGCAAATATCGCATTTTCTATATCTCCGACCGTGATCAACACGATTGAAATAACAGATGCCGCCTTGAAAAATTTATTCTTCATGAGATCACTGATTATTTTAGGTTTTTGTATGACTTCCTGTGGACCAAAGATTGCAAAATTTAATAAGATAAGACTCGACACGAATTTAACATTCGGCATTGGAAAATAATTAACACCTCGATGCATGAAAAATCCACCCGCGGCTATGATAAACATGGCTATCAGTTGTGTGTTCGACTGAAACATCTTATGAATACATGAGATTTTAAACGAGATCAATGACATTGCTCCCACCCTTGATGAAATTTCGACGAGTCTTCGCGTACTCCATGGCCTCGGTGACCATCCTGACACTCAAGATGGTATCATAGGCGTTCGTGGGTGCTGTGGCGATCAAAAGACTGGGTTTGATCGTGTGCGTCTTGATGTCATACCTTTGTTCAATGTGTTGTCGAATGTAATTACATTCACACCCTTCAGAAACGAGAACGACACAATACCCATCAGAAGCAAAGAATCTGTCAACGTCGTAGAGATGATCTTCGTAAGACTCTGGGGAAATAACAACTTGACACTTACTAAACGCGGCCATTCCAACATTACGAACCAAAGCTCCACTACGTTGACCAGGCGCTTCAACGAATACAACAGAACGTGTCGTCAAAGCGTGAATGTGGGCTCTTTCAACGACTAAACGCATCTCGTTGATCGCCGTTTGGAAACCCAAAGTCTCCCTGATTCCTGGAACATCGTTATTAATTGACTTGGCGATACCGATCACATTGACATTTAGTTTTTCATCGGCGGCGATTACTTTGGCGGCGGCCATCGTTCCGTGACCACCGATGCACCAAAGACGATCCATTCTTTTCAGGGCTGGACGCGCCATCTCGATGTCCAAGGGTTCTCTTGACATTCTTAAAATGGAACCGGTTTCATCGTATAGGTCTTCTATGTCGATGCGATACTTATGATCTTCATTGAGTCCTTTGAAACCATCCATGAAACCGTAGACAATGTTTCCAGCGCGCTTTTCAGCGATGGTGATGTGTCGAATTGCATTGTTGACACCCGGACACAAACCACCAGAAGTAAGAATACCCGTTGACATTTTATAACATTAACTGTAAAAATATCTTTAGATACATTAAGATGCTTCCTCTCTTAATTGGAGCCGCTTTGCTGTATGCTTTCTACAACACACCGTCCGAACAGGTGGGTGGTTCCAAGAATTTTCATCTCACCCAAGGCGCTTCGGCCGCCGTCTATAAGGCTATGAAGGAAACCGGGGTGTCAGACGAAAACTTGAAACGTTTTGTGGCCATGGAAGACTATTTTCTCGAAATCGAAAAGATGTCCGTCTGTACGGGTATTCCGAGATTGGGCGAAGCCACGAGTGTATCACAACAAATAAAGGACTACTTTATTGGTTATGATTTTTCATATCATACCACACACCTGAAGCAAACCGCAGAACCTAACAAGATGATAAACAAAAATTTGTCGTGTTAATCAGACTTTCGAGAGCTAATTTATGTATTTGACTTTCAATCTCTTTGTGATGGTCAAGGATAAACATGATGAGTTCGTTATCATCCTGCCCCTCATGTTTTTTAAGCCACTCGATTGGGTCTGGTGAAGTTTCTTTTTTACACATGTAATTATATTCCAAATTCGAGACAACGCGTTTGGATTCTCGACCTTCTCGGATGTAGTCGGCTATGATGTAAATCATAGCATCCAAGAATTCCTCGAGTGCCATCTCCATCCATGAATTTTTCCGAGTTCCCCACGTCATGGTGTCAGAATCAACGCGAACACCGTGACCATACTTACTTTTTCCTAGATCCAGACGCTTTATTACTAGGTCTTTTGGTGGTCTTAGGCGTTCCATTACTGTCCTTATTGACTCCATTACTCTTAAGCAACTTTTTATCTAAACCAGCCTTCCTACTCCTTTTTAATGTTGTGATAGTTTTTCTTATCAACGCGTCGACATTCTTTACGTTTGTTCTACCAATCTTATTCTTTAATAACTTGACGTCGTCATTTATGGATGGCATGACGTTGCGATACTTATTCATCCAAGTGGAACCATACGCGCTGATCACCTTATTACGCAGTGAATTGGCTGGTTTGAACTTTTCAATCATTGTACACAGTACTTGTACAGTTTCTTTGCCCGTTCTCTTGATGCCCAGACCATCCACAATTTTGATGAGATCAGCTTTACGGTACGTCTTACAGATTCGTTTACTGAGGCGGAACTTGTCTCCTCGGCCATTCATGCTCATTTCCTTATTTCCGACTTTCAACGTATTGACGACGGGATTGATACGTCGAACAGAAGAAATGAGCTGACAAATTTCGTCGACAGTCGTGCGTTCTTTAATACCCACGATACCCATATCTCGAGCAATCTTTATGAGTTGAGCCTTTGGATATCTTTTGCACTGGAGACCATTAATCTTCAATTTTTGTTTATTGTCAAACGCTACGTTGTATCCACTCTTCGCCGGTGTCGTGGACGCGATCTTTGATTTCTTTGGAACTTTGTAACAACAGTCGTACCCCTGTGGATTCTTTTTAGGGGCAAATCCAGGTTTACACGGTGGCGCGCGTGTCTTTGGACACGTGGTACGTTTGATCTTTGTCGTTCCACGTTTGAGTGTACGTCGCACTTCACGAATAAAAAACTCACCACCGGCATTCATTTTACGCATGAGTTCGACACCCTTCTTGTACGCCGCCACGAGATCTTCTGGTTCATCGACACCCAGAATTTGAACGACACCATTTTCCGATACATTAAAATTGTAACCTTGATAATCGACATAAAGAATCGGGGCAGCTATTTCGGGTTCGTACGACGTTGTTGGTTCGAAACCATACCTCGCGTACTTTTCTGGTAGAGACGAGATAGACTTGAAGCGACCATTCACTTTGAATTGACCACTGATGTTATTGTAGAAGGCGTCGTTGTAGAGAAAAGAAGAACGATCTGTGTAATTGTTTATTATATAAGTCTTAATCAAATCTGGCTGCTTTGTGATGGCTCTGACCCCTAAGAAACCACCGGAGTATCTAATTTTGCCATTTCTATAAATTGTAAAACTTACACCCTTCGACTCTTCGTCGTTGAAGATACGAGCTTTGAAATCGACGGCAAAATAATTCTGACCATTCAAAGATCCCTGAAACCCCCGAGCATCTCTGCGGAAACCAGTTTGGAAACGTCCGTAGAGACCCTTTATTTCCAAAACTTCAATGCTAATACCACTCACCATCGGTGATGCCGGAAGTATCGGTTTCTTTAGTATTTCTTTCAGATCCAATCTGATGGCGTCGTCATAATTTTTATTGACGGTCACATTGAACATACCCGGCTTCAGTGTATCGACAAAGAAACCACCGTTGTTATTTTGAACAAACTCTGAAAAGTTCCCATAGTTTGTGTTTCTCAGAAACTTGTTAAGATTTTCGGCGCCCTCAGCCTTTTTGTTGGCAACCATGCCAGCTTCGATCTCGGCTGCCAACGCATCATTGTTGTTGTTGTTGTTGGACTGAACCTCAATGTTTGAACTCTTGACAAACTGACGCATACGCTGGACGTCCATATTACTATACCACCTGATTTTTTTTAGTAACCACTCGTCATGATTTCTTCGTTTTCATTTACGACGTCGAGACCATATACGACTGGTTGTTTTCTGTAAGCGCGACCCTTGTATGTGACCGCTTCCTCGCGAACGTCGATACCATACGAACTGAATGGACCTGCATAGAAGTCGGGGTTAAACTTTGGTTTCCCGAGATTAGACTGGGCACAGTGTTGACTGAAAGCCTGCACGAAGAGCGTCTGAGGAACGAAGAATTCCTTATCTCTGATGACTAAACTACTTTCGAGGAAGTTTGTCAGTGAGCTTGTGACCATGGCCACCTGCTTCTGAATGTCCTTGAAATACTTCGGTACAACCGCCCAAGCATCGCGGTTAGCGTAACGCTGACCGTAATCTAAATAGGCTCGGACACACTTCAATAGGATGGCCGGGAGTTCGCGTTCAAGTTTATCATCGAGTTGTGGATCGGTGTCGTTATCCTTCACCTGCTTTGGAAAGTTAAATACTAAAAGACGCCGAAGGATCGATCCGGATGCGTCTCTGTAATCCGGGAGTTCATTACCCGCCATACACCCGGGAGTCGTCCATTGCATAGACTTGGCTTTTTCGTGTTTGATGGCCAAGCTCACGTCTTCACCACTGATAATCTGCTGAAGCTCTGCTTGATTTAAACTCATGTTCGACTTACATTCCGGCGCAATAAACATGAAACCATCGTAAATGGCCGAGAGACCAAATTGTTTTTCAGAGTTTGAGCTCAACACACGAACATCTTCGGCTTCATAAAACTTTCTGAAAACTTTAGTCAACAGAGTAGATTTACCAGTACGAGCCACACCTTTACAGTACATAGCAATCTGCCACCCATCCATATCACCGACATCGTAACAGAGGCGTCCACCCATGACATACATCCATTTGGCAACATTCTTATCAAAGCCCTGGTAGTCTAAGATACTTTGAAAGTATGGTGTCGGAATATTCCACCAGTCGTCGACGTGACTGTAATCTTCAAACATTTGATCAAAATACTTACAGCTCACGATGGTAGGATCGAGGCACTTGAACTGCTTACTTTCGTAATTGTAAAATGTAGCCTCATAGCGACCGGTCGCCGGCGTCCATTCTTTGCCGATGAATACACCATTCTTGAAACTCCAGACGTGACGATTCTTAGAAATTTCCGGAAACTGCATATCAGAACACTTAGACAGGTGATTTATCACATCATTAAACCCAGAACCACGCGCCGTTAAGTTTTTCCACGTTTCAAAGTTCGTCTCCTTCTGAGCAAATTTGTGCACTTCTTCCTGTATCGATCTCGCGGGTTTCCAAGCTCTCGTTGAATGCCCTTCAGGTGTGACGATCTGTGTACAACAATACCCCTTGTATCTTCTAATGTTGTTCGTATATGTGTGATTTAGGACGGCGACGATGGCTTGTTGATACGGTGTCAGTTCATCGACATTAATGGTGCTACATCTGAAGAGAGAATGGTCAGTTTCTGGATTAACCGGGACAAAGGTTGGATTGTTGATACGTTCATAAATACGTGTATTTCTAAAAACAATCTGAAAAGCGTCGTCGACTTGATCTATGAGTCTATTAATTCTTACCGAAACCTTCAAACCATCGTCATCGGGTTCATAATCGGATATCTGTAAAGACTCTGCGCGATGATAAATTTGCCCCAATTGTGTCAACATACGTTTATGTTTCGCAGAAAGAAGTTCAATGTCTACTCTATATGGTTTATTCGTTGACGGATTGATTTCTTCTGGTAGAAAGAATTTACGATACCCCAGTTCAGAAGAAATCTCTGTACTATTTTTGACACCGATACACCACTCACTCTCTAATCCGTTGATAAGCTCAACGAGATTTTCAGATTTCAAAGATTGAATCTGATTTTTCCACATCTCCATATTCGATTGATGTTGGTCGGCATCTTCGGATATGAAGTGAGTCTCCATCCCTTAATTTACTAATACTCGCATCTATTTTTTAACCCATCTTACCGAGCATCTTTATAAGAATCTTGTTCTGAGTCTGGATTTGTTGAACCAACGCTACCAGAGCAGAGCACACGGTGTCACCTTCGGGTGTCGTCAAAATATCGACGAGGTCGACTCCCACGTCGAAATCATCGAGGTCCTCGTCGTCATCGATAATTTCACCTTCCTCGATTTCACTCTCACTCGCAATTCGAATACCTTCATCATCGGCAATATTAGTCATACTGTTATTGACTGAGAAAAGACCAACATCGATTTTTCGCATCGCGCGGCACCAGGCCAAAAAAAAATCTATGTATATAGTACAAAACTCTCAAAATGGCTGGCGGTCTCATGCAACTCGTTGCCTATGGCGCTCAAGATGTCTACCTTACGGGTAACCCGAAGGTCACCTTCTTCCAGGCTGTGTACAAGCGACACACCAACTTCGCGATGGAAAACATCGAACAAACCACGAACGGTAACCCGTCCAACAACGGTCGTATCTCCGTGACCGTCGCCCGTAACGGTGACTTGATCGGTGACATGTATGTTGAATTGAAGTCTGTGGCTACGAACACCAAGTCGTCTACGGCCGGTGTTGACTGCAACTGGATTGCGGAGCGTGCGATCAAGACGGCTGAATTGTCCATCGGTGGTCAACGCATCGACAAGCACTACCAACGCTGGTGGCGTTTGTACTCCGAGCTTTACTTGGATGAATCCAAGAAGGCGAACTACGCGAAGATGACCACGGGTACGGATCAAGTTTTCCTCCCGCTACTCTTCTTTTTCAACCGGAATCCGGGGTTGTATCTGCCCCTCATCGCGTTGCAGTATCATGAAGTGCGCATCGACTTCGACCTCGCGGACAACTTCGCGTCGTACTTCAACACGTCGACGTTCAAGGTGTGGGGTAACTACGTGTACCTCGACACGGAAGAGCGTCGTCGCTTCGCCCAAAAGGGTCACGAATACCTCATTGAACAAGTGCAACACACTGGTGTTGACTCTGTCACCGCCGGCGAAACCAAGAATGTTCGTTTGTCGTACAACCACCCAGTCAAGGAATTGGTGTGGGCCGTCTCCGGTGCTTCGTCCGCGAACTCGATGTTGTGGAACTTCACCTCCAACGTTGGTATTTCTGACGTGATTGTCGAATCTGACCCGACGGCCGACGATGCCACGGCCAACGTGTTCGTGCCGCTCACGCACGCGGCGGGTGTTCCGTTGTTCGATGCTTCCGGTCTCCGTATGACGGAAGAAGGTGCTTCGACTGCCAACGCTGTCGGCCCGCTCGAAACCTTCAAGCTCGTCCTCAACGGCCAAGACCGCTTCAAGGAGCAATCCGGTAAGTACTTCAACCAAGTGCAACCGTTCAACCACCACTCTGGCTGCCCGATGCCGGGTGTCTACGCGTACTCTTTCGCCCTCAAGCCGGAAGAGCACCAACCGACCGGTACGTGCAACTTCTCTCGTATTGACAACGCCCAAGTTGCCATCAAGGTCAAGTCCGACATGGCCACCGGCGCGGCGACGTCGCTCAACATGTTCGCGACCAACTACAACGTCCTCCGCATCCAATCCGGTATGGGCGGTTTGGCGTTCTCGAACTAATCTCATTTACGTAACAAATTAGTAACAATAAATTTTATAATACATCAATTATTATAAAATTTAGACTGATATGGGTGGATAATAGACAGTTGAAACGTGACGAACTTCGTTCTCAGAGTAAACAGAAGAATAAAGAAAACATGACAAAGAGTAATAAGGCATGATTGACGTGTACACCGATGGAAGCTGTTTAGGTAATCCCGGACCGGGTGGTTGGGCGGCCGTGGGTGGTGGTATCAAAATGTCTGGTGGACAAGCTAATACAACGAATAACGCCATGGAAATGACGGCTGTCGTCATGGCGCTTGAACAATGCCTCACGCGTGACATTCTTGACATACGGTTATTTACCGACAGTAGTTATGTGAAGAATGGAATAACCAAGTGGGTCAAAAACTGGAAGAAGAACGATTGGTGTAAAGCTGATGGCGAACCCGTTAAGAATAAAGAATTATGGATCGAAATCGATACCCTCGCTCAACAAATGAATTGCGTTGAATGGCATTGGGTCAAGGCTCACAATGGACACCCACAAAATGAGCTCGTAGACTCTCTCGCGAGAGAAGAAGCTACGGCGATCAAAAAACAAAAATATTATAGTGTCGTTAAAGGACGTGTCCCGGGTATTTACACTACGTGGGACGAGGCTAAAACACAAATTCATGAATATCCAGGTGCGGTTTATAAATCTTTTAAAACGGAAGAAGAAGCTAAAGAATACATGAACACACCGGTGAAAGAACGCGTATATTTGGATGTACCTTATGAAGAAAAGGATGTTGCAAAATCTAACGGCGCTAAATGGGATCCAAGTAAAAAGAAATGGTGGGTCTACGACATCAGCCCAGAGACTGAAAAATATGTGCGCGTAAAATAATGGAGCCTCATAACTGGTGTGAGAAGCAGGAGAAGCTTCTAAAATCATGGGCCGAGAGAGCCGCGGGATATCGCTGGTTACACAACCACGCAAGGCTCCACTATAAAAAACAGAATGACTACCTGTCATACCCGAGTATAGTCATCGCGAGTATCACAGGTGTTGGGGGTTTTGCTGTTTTAAATCCGAGTGGAAATGAAAATGTTACACCAGAAACGAGATCTAAAATCATGATCGTCCAATACTTTTTTGCATTCCTCAATGTACTCGGTGGAATTCTCACAAGTATCTCAAAGTTTAGTCAAAGTCTTAGTCTATCAGAATCTCATTCTGCTATGTGTGTGCAGTACTCAAAGTACTATAGAAATATAGATATGGAACTTTCTCTAGATGTCGAAGACCGTACATGCGTCGTCGACTTTGTCAAAAAGTGTCGCGAAGAATATGATCGCCTTCTCGACGAGGCTCCCGATGTACCCGCCATATCTATACAAGCCTTTAATTTAGAGTTTCCCGACCGCGCAAATAAACCAGACGTATGCAATGGTTTAAGTATCATCGTGAGCGATGAAACGTCGTCGCAACTCGCATCTAAACGAGCCGTGACGCGGTGGTTGGGTGCTTTTAAGGCTATCAGTAATAGAAGAACAAGTCTAGATGGTCTCGATCGCATGGACTCCGTTTAGAATTCTTCATCAAAACCAATTTCATCAGAATCGTCATCCAATTTTCCATAGTCACCCACTCTTTTCTCAAAGAAATTCGTCTTACCATCCAGACTTATATTTTCCATGAAATCAAATGGATTCTTGGAATTCCAAATGACTGGTTGTCCAATTTGCTTGAGGAGACGATCCGATACGTACTCGATATATTCAGACATCTTTTCGGCATTCATACCGATGAGGCTGCACGGGAGTGCATCGAGAATAAAACCCTTTTCAATCTCGACGGCTTCCTTCACAATATCTTGAAGAACCTTAGCGCTCGGTTTGTTTCGAAGCATCTTGAAGAGTTCTACGGCAAATTCTTGATGAAGTCCTTCGTCGCGACTAATCAATTCATTACTAAAACAAAGACCGGGTAAGAGACCTCGCTTCTTTAGCCAGAAAACAGCACAGAAAGAACCCGAAAAGAATATTCCCTCGACACAAGCAAATGCAAAGAGACGTTCAGCAAACGAACGAGACTTTGTGTCGAACCATTTCATAGCCCAGTTTGCCTTCTTTTCGATACATGGAATGGTTTGAATGGCTTGAAAAAGTTCCTTCTTTTCGGTACCATCCTTGATGTACTTATCAATCAATTTAGAATAAGTTTCACCGTGGACCATTTCATTATGGGCTTGATAAGCATAGAAACTACGAGCTTCGGATGCTTGGACTTCATCGGCAAAATTGTTGTTAATGTTTTCAAAAACAATTCCATCGGATCCAGCGAAGAATGCAAGAATGTACTTGATAAACTTTTGCTCATTTTCATTCAGAGACTTCCAGTCTTCAACGTCCTTGGAGAAATCAATCTCCTCGGCTGTCCAGTTAGACATTTGAGCTTTCTTATAGAGCTCCCATAAATTGGGGTGCTTTATGGGAAAAACTGTAAATCTATCCAACGTTGATGCGAGCAATGGTTCGTATTCTTCTTCGATGAAATCCTGGAATTCAAAATAGTTGCCGATATGACGATCGTCCACAAATATTTGAGGGTAGGAGTCCAACTTTCCTCCACATAATTCCTTTAACTTATCCTTTTCTATCATGATTTTTTCGTGTTCTATTCCTTCCGATACACACATCTCAACCGCTAGGTCGCAATATTGACACCCCTCCTTCGAATAAATGTGAACTTTCATCTGTGTTATTAGTCCTGATAATTTTTTGTCTGAAAACTCTAAGTATGATTTCGCGCGAAGAAATTGTCCAGGATGATTTTGTAAAAGTTTTAGTTAACGAAGATGATGTAGAAGAAGAGATGTATGCAGTGGTCGGTATGAATACAGGAAATGTGATCGGTGTGCACTACATAACGCCGACCGAAAAGATATACAAGTCTGCATGTGTCTACGAACTTGAAGGTGGAGATATGAATCCAGCTCCATATGAAAGTATCTGCGAACACTACCCGAAAGGTACGACGTTTTCAGACATAGGTATGAAGTCTCTGGGTGAGAATCTCTACGTCATCTACGACGAAGTTGATGTTGAAGACTCTGACAGTGACATATACGAAGAAGGATCCGATTCTGAAATGGATGATTTTATTGTCCCGGATGATCAAATCGATGGCGAAATTCACGAACCACCTGGACACGAAGCCATCGATAAAGAATGGAAAGAATGGAAACCGTCGACACCCGGTGCTCGAAGCTTTAAGGAAACCGTCGATATGATCGAAATGCACGCAAAAAGACATGCAGACAATTTGAATTTCTAACACCTAAGTGCGTGTTCTCATGATAAAATAATAAATATAATGATTTCATAATGGAATTGGCTGCTATATGGAATCAAATTGATAATCTTCTTAACAGAGATGAGACAAAGCCGATTATTAACAAAAATTTTTGTAGGGAATGTAATAACCCGAATGTTTTTTCACCAGAGGGACTTCCGGTGTGTTCAGAATGTGGTCTCGTTGAAGATAATTTTATAGATGAAAAACCAGAATGGACGAGTGGTGTCAGTGAAGATGGAAAAGTCAGTGATCCATCGCGATGTGGTAATCCGAATGCGAATCCTGAACTGTTTTCGCAATCATGGGGTAAAGGTACAATCATGTCAACGACAAATTCATCTAAATATGAAATCAAAAGGATGGCAAAAATTAATTTTCACATGTCTATGAACCACAAGGATCGTTCTCTCTTCCACGCATACAAGGATATAGATGAGGCTTGTTTTACTTTACCAGATTCTATTTTGAAGGATGCAAAAATTATGTACAAAAAGTTTGATGACTCTAAATTGACCCGGGGTGCTGTGCGAACAGGTATCAAGGGTAACTGTGTACTTTATGCATGTAGATTAGCGAATGTACCTAGAACCACCAAGGAGATTGCAGATATGTTTAGTATCCAAAGTAAAGATATCAGTCGAACGACACAACTCTTCAAAGAAACAATCATGGGTAAGACTGAAAAGAATTACATCACAAAACCGTGTGATATTGTTCACAGACTTTTGGGTAATTTTGAGGTGGAACAGAATTATAGATCCGTCTGTAATAGGTTGTGTGAAGATATTGAAGATTGTGTAGACCTCATGAGTAAAACACCAAATAGTATAGCGTCCGCGGTTATTTTGATTGTGCTCAAAGGTCAATTCACGAAAAATGAAATCTGTTCCAAGTGTGAAGTTTCAGTGCCCACGATAAACAAGATCGAAGCCATCATAAAAAAGCACTTAGAGCGTAAAGGTGTTAGTTACTAAACCATGGTTAAAGTATTTTTGAGCACACCGTGTTATGGTGGTCTCTGTTTAGATAAGTACATGATTAGCATTATTAAATTGCAAATTCTTTTAATACAAAAGGGAATCCAACTCATGATTGATACTACCGAAAATGAATCACTCGTGCATCGAGCAAGAAATGTCGCGGTTGGTCGTTTCATGCAGAAAACAGACGCGGATTATTTCATGTTTATTGATGCGGATGTTGATTTTGACCCATCCGCGGTTGTGACTTTATTGGAATCGGGACACGATATCAGTGTCGCGTGCTATCCGAAGAAGTGTGTGATGTGGGATCAAGCTAAAGATGCGATTAAAAATGGAGACGAGCGTAACATGGCGATGCTTTCCTCAAGTCTCGTCGTGAACATTGGATCGCAGCATCGCAAGGTTGAGAATGGATTTATTGAAATTCTCGATGGTCCAACCGGGTTCATGCTCATAAAACGAGATGTATTCAAACAATTAGAGGATAAGTTTCCGGAATTGTGGTGTAAGAATGACCACCAGAATCGCGATTTCGATGATTACCACGCGTGTTTTGACTGCATGATCGACCCCGAGTCAAAGCGATATCTCTCAGAAGATTATGCATTCTGTCGCAGGTGGCAACAGTGTGGTGGTAAAATTCATGCTCACGTGAGTACCACATTGGGTCATATAGGTAATTTACCATTTACCGGTTGTCTCAATGACAGGCTTAAGGTTTAAGTACAATACATATTCAGATGAGGATTGGTTCTATAATAGTTACAAGATCGAAGTCTTGCCATGTCAAGACTTTACACACAATTCTTAAATTGAATATATTATGCATCCAACACGGTCACCAAAATGAAATTTCGTTTGTGAATGATGACCCATTTGAAAAGGCTGAAGCTATTCAGGTTCATTTGAAAAAATGTGACCGCATACTTTTTGTCGATTTTGGTATTCAAGTTGACGAACAAAGTCTTAGTGAAGTTATCAAAGCTCATGAGGGGGTTGGGTGTGTCGTATTTCCCGGTGTCAAGGAGGGTATTAATTGGAATGAATTCAAGACTAAAGTGCTCAACGACGTGGATGAACCGATACATCAAATGGGTCTGGATTTTGATACAATCGTCGATCATAAAGTCTCCGAAAACATGTACACAATAAAAGAAACTTCGTCGAGAGCTTGGTTTTTGAATTGTAAAAACGTAATGAAACATCTCAAAGACAAAAAGACAGGTCAGCTCAAAGTCTCACCACGAATGAATGTTATGTTTCAAAAATTCAAAGAAAATGGAGTCAAAATTTATGCGTTTACTGCAGCTAAGTTGACCATGACTTATGGTCATGAGTGTATCAGTAATATTTTGAACGCCGCGGGTGTTAAAGCGAATTAAAGTTTAAAGTAGTATAATTAACATGTCCATAGAGCCAGATACACCACTGTATGTACAAGTTAAACAATACATAGCTAAAACGTGGGGTGTGAAGGATAGATTCCCTGGTCCTCAACCCATATCCATCGAGTATAAACACTTTCCAATCTTGAGAGAATATGATTACGTCGTGTGTGAGAAAACAGATGGTATTCGGTATATGATGGTAGCCATCACATTCGAGGGCAAGAGGGTTTGTGTATTTGTCAGTCGAAACTTTCAAATGTTTAAGGCACCTCTAAATTTTAGAAAGAAAGCCTTTGACGGGACAATACTCGATGGTGAACTATATGAAGATCAATTTCTTGTCTACGACGCTCTGTTGATTGATGGTTACCCCGTTGGGCATTTTGATTTTTTGACGCGTCTTGAAAAAATGGAAAGTGTCATTAAAAGTT